CTTAACTACAGTGGTGTTGGGAGACCCTCTGCTCCACCAGGATAGCACGTCGTGCCATCGGTGAATACAGGTACGGATATTTCTATCCGTGACACGGACCATCGATCGCTCCTCACCATCTTTCCGAGATTTCCACACGGAGAATCCTGTGGAAAACAAGTGAGAGATCAACCCTTTACGGCTATTAGCTGTAGGGGATTGATTCCCACGAAGGAGACTTTGAATAAAAGGATCCGGTTGTGGGGGGGTGTTTGGGGGATTCGTGGACGAGTCACGAGTGTCCTCAGGGGTAGCAAGCACTTTAAGTGTTTTGTTATTCGTCTGGGATACACGAACCTGAATAATATAGTCATTTTCTGTGAGATACAGTATGTGACTAGGAGCAAAAGGGTCCACAACAGCGTACAAACCACTCTCCACCTTATCCCAATCTATTTGTGAAAATAGACGGTGGTTGGATAGCACTTGACACGTAGCTGAGGCATGGAAGCAAATCACCTGGAACGACGTTCTAGGTCTTATGTGGAAAACAATGTTTAAAAGCATTGGTGTTTCTCTTGAGATAGATTGGTTAATATCGACCCCTCTTTCCCCCGTGAGGGGGGGAGTAGGCCAGGTATAGGGACCCGAGGGATATTTATTCCCTTGGCACCACTTTCGAGCAAAGAATTTCTTCTTTGATGTTCGGAGGTGCAGCTCATTCAAGGGGGACATTGGACAAAGATCCGATGTGACTAGTTCTGTTCTTTCGAACGCCTAAGGGGTTGTGTTAACCTTCACAACTTACTCTGGATCAAACTATCACATTTGACCGAACTGGCGTTGCCAGCTCCTGTCAGGTTCTATCCTGACAGCAAAGATATGTTGGTTTATCCCTTTAGAATCTCATAATAGTTATTACTAATTACTATGAGTTACATCGCCCAGCCGATCGGGTAAATCGGTGGTTAGCATTTCTAATAACCTTGCGGGTATTACTCCCCAAGCTTACGATGATTTCTAATCACAGTTTGACCAAGTAGAACCTCGAATGGTCCTATAGATCCTTAAGTATTATAGAGTTCAAGGATAAACTCTCCATCATATTTGACCTATTACTAGGTTTGGGGTAGTAGGCCCTTACGGGCTCTATCTCAGATGATGTATGCTTCCCAGGCTCAGTTAAGAGTCTGCTAAGGGAATTGAACTGAGGGGTTGACGCGATCTCGATACCAACGTTTGTCGGTACCGAAAACCGTCCGGGCCACACATATGTGGGTCTTCTTACGAAGATCGAAGGACTTATA